ATGGGGGGCGCGGGGTATCGTGCGTGGACATCGGGCGCGGAAGATCCGGCGACGTTCACGGGGGGCACGACGAATGCGGCGGATTCTTGGGCGGCATACACGCTGGCGTTGCGGCCGGCGACGATTGTGGTCACGGTGGCGCCACAAAACAGCACGGCCATCGACGATTATTGCGATATGGTCGCGACGGTTACGTATGACGGCAGCGCGGTGCAGGGCTATCTGGTCACCGCATCAAGCGGCAGCACGGGCGTAGCGACGTGCGCGGCGATCACGCAGACCAATCCCGGCGCGCACAGTACGTGGACGCTGAACGGCTACACCTACAGTGATCCCAGTGTCACGACGCCGGATGGGAATGCGGCGTATCGGTTTACGGAAACGGCGATCACCGACTACCACACGATCAATGTGGTCGGCGAGCCGACCGCAGTCAGTGGCCGCACGTACACATTCGTCGTCGAGTGGAATTACCGGAACACGGATACGACTGGTGAGGATGGGTTTGCGCAGACCTCGGGCGGCGCGTTTGGCAGCAACGCCAACGTGCAATGGGCCGGCGCGACCGGCGTGGTCCAGTACAACACGTCCGGGTTGACGACTGGGACGCTGGCGCTTGGCAATGGTTGGTTTAGGTCGTGGTATCACAGGACCGCGACGAGCAGCGCAGAGATCACTCAGTATTTCCTGCCCGACGGCAGCTACCTGGGAGACACGGGGCGCTATCTCGACATCGGCCGCGTGTGGATCGAGGAGCAATACGCGGTGACTGACGCCAACGGGCAGGCGACGATCCGCGTCCGTGGCGTCGCAAACGGCGAATCGACAATCACGGTAACGCAGGCCGGCACGACGGGCACCGCCAAGGTTTTCGTCCCACGTCGCCGTAACCTTTCACTTTTGGGAGCCAGCTAGTGAGTGACAACGTAGCCATCACGGCCGGCAGCGGCACCAGTATCGCGACCGACGACGTATCCGGGACGCATTACCAGATCATCAAGCACGCGACTGGTGCGCTTGATACTGCCAATCTGCTGGCGAAGGCGTACCCGCTCTATGCGTCGCAGGTACAGGTGGCCGATGTCATCGTGCAGCGGGTGACGGATACGGCCGGATCAGCGGCGGCGGTGTCGTCGTTCGGGGCCACGGCGTCGGTGAAAAACTGCATCACGACGATCATGGCCTACAACTCGTCCAATACGGACGGCTATGTTGATTTGACCGACGGATCGGGCGGTACGGTATTCGCCACGGTGCCGCTGCCGTCCAAGGGCGGTGCGGCGATTCATTTCAATCCGCCGCTGGTTCAGCCGACCGCGAATACGGCGCTCTACATCGACGTGTCGTCTGCAATTTCGACCATCTACCTGACGTTTATCGGGTTCAAGGCATAGGGTAGGCCATGCTTCTCCTGCTGTTCGCTACTAGCGCGGCGGGCGGCACAGACGGGGCAGGTGCCGCCACCGGCACCAGCACCGCGACCGGGGCGGCATGGGCGCGAGCGTGGTCTACCGGGGCCAATACGGGCACCGCGACCGCCACGGGCGCCGCATGGGTACGTTCGTGGGCCACCGGAGCCAATGCCGGCACTAGCACCGCGACGGGCGCCGGATTCGCCCGTGCGTGGGCGCAGGGCGCCGCCACGGGCACCGCGACCGTATCCGGGGCGGCCTGGCCGCGGGCGTGGGCTACGGGTGCGCTGGACGGAACGTCGACCGCCATTGGCAACGCGTGGGCGGCGGCCTGGGCGTCGGGCGCGTTGGCGGGCGACTCGACGGCTACGGGGGTCGGCTATAGCAGCGTAACGGGCGGGACCAGCGCGACCGGCGACGGTGCCGCTGCGGGGTCCGGCACGGCCACGGGCGCCGGATGGATGGCCGCGTGGGCTACCGGGGCCGCGGACGGCACTAGTACCGCGACAGGCGCCGGCTACACGCGGGCGTGGGCTACCGGGGCCGCTACGGGGTCCAGCACCGCCACGGGCGTTGCCTATGCTCGCCAATGGGGTGTCGGCGCCGCTACGGGGGCCGGTACCGCTACTGGCGTTGCCTGGGCGGCCGTGTGGGCCAATGGATCTGCCGGCGGGACCGCGACGGTCAGCGGGGACGGATCGAGCGCCGAGGCGCCATTCGGCAGCGGCGAGGCGACCGGTACTAGCACCGCGACCGGGTCGGCATGGGCGGCGATCTGGGCGGTTGGTGCCGCCGGTGGCGCGGCCACCGCGGCTGCCGACGGACGGGTATCTGTCTGGTCCGCCGGAAGAGCCGATGGGTCGGCCACGGCGACCGCAAACGGCTATGCGTCTGTCTGGTCTGCCGGCAGTGCCGACGGCGCGGCGACGGTGGTCGGGGTCGGGTACACGACCGGCGGGGTCGTCCCGGTCGACGAAGGCACCAAGGCCGGCGGGCGGGTGCGTCGCGCACGGCGCCGGGAGCGGTACTGGTTTGAGGTCAACGGCGAGGTGTTCGTCGCCGACAGCATCGCCGAGATCGAGGCGGTGATGGCGCAGGTAACCGAGATTGCCGAGCGTCAGGCTCCAGTCGCGGCACAGGCGAAGGCGGCGCGGGTGGCACCTGGGCGGCCGGTCAGGGTGGCCCCGCCGAAACTGCGCTACGAAACCGATGAGATTGCGGTGGCGCGGGTCATCAACGACGCCCGCCGCAAGCTGGCGAAGATTTATGCGGACGCGGCGCGCGACGCCGAGATACAGGCCCTGCTAGCCAGACGGCTGCAGGATGAGGACGACGAAGAATCAATCATGGTGCTGATGGCATGAAACGACGAAAGGATTCCACGACCAAGGCCCTGCGGCGTTTCAAGGGACTGCTGCGTGGATGCTGATCGCCTACGTGATGTCTACTCGCGCGGGCAGCGCGTCGAGCGCCTGCTAGCAGACGATGACCTACAGGCCGCGTTCGCCAACGTGCGGGCGGCGATCCTGGACAAGATCGAACAGACTCCGGTGCGTGACACCGAGGGGCTGGTGCAGCTGCGGCTGATGCTGAAGTTGCTGAAGGATGTGCGTGCCAGTCTGGAACTGGCCGTGCGTGACGGGAAATTGGCCGCCGTGCAGATCGAACAGGCCAAGCGAAAATGGAAGGTATGGTAAATGGCCCAAGCCACCGCCGAGCAACCCGCGCCTGCCGCGGATTCGGCCAGCATTGAAGATCGCGTAGCCCGAGCCCTGGGGTTCGGTCCGGTCGACGAGCCCGTCGTGGAAGATGACGACGCAGACGACCAGACGGAAGCCGATGAGGAACCGGACGATAGCGACGAGCAGGTCGAAGCACAGGCCGACGCAGATGATGGCGACAGCGAGCTGGAAGAAGTCGAGTACGACGGCAAATCGTACCGCGTCCCCAAGGAACTGAAGCCCGCGCTGCTGCGAAACGACGACTACACCCGCAAGACGCAGGAAGTCGCCGACCGCGCCCGTGTCTGGGATCAGCACTTTGCTGCGGCTGCCGCGCAACGAGAATTCGAGCAAACCGTAGCGCCGGACCTTGAGCAACTGCGCACGCTGCAATCGCAACTAACGCAATTCAAGTCGGTCGACATGGACTCGCTGGATGCCGGGACACTGACTCGGCTGCTCGCGAAGCGTGACATGATCAGGAGCCAGGCCGAAGAAATTCAATCGGCCTTGAACCAAAAACACCAACAGCATCAGGAAGCGATGGCACAGCGCCGTCAGCAACTGACCGCCGTCGGTGTCGAATACCTTCGCCGCAACGTACCGGGGTGGGGTCCAGATACCGCAAAATCCGTTGTTGAGCAGGCCCGTAAGGCGGGTTACTCGCAGCACCAGATCGAAGCGCTGGACAACATGACTGATCCGATGGCGCCCGTCGTCATCGGCCTGCTTGCCAAGGCGGCCAAGTGGGATGCGTTGCAAGAAAAAACCGGCAAGGTTACGCAAAAGGCGTCCAAGGCGCCGCCCGTGGTCAAGCCGGGAACCAGCAACCCTGAGCTTTCGCAAAAGATGTCGAAGCTCAATTTCCGCCGTCAGGTGAAGGCCGCCCCGAATCAGAAAGCGAAGAACGATCTGATTCTGGCGAATCTCGAACGACGGTTCGGAGGAAGATGACATGGCAAAACCCACCAATACCGCAGACACCTATGCCATCGGCACCGCCGGTGGCCTGCGGGAAGATCTCGAGGATTGACAGATCCTCTCCGACAGGAGAGGATTAGTCCTCTCGATGGAGGGGCGCAGTGGCACTGCAAAAGCAGTGGTCCGACCTGACGCGCGAAGATTTCGTCAGGCTCAATCGGGATATGAGCGGCATTGAGATTGCCCGGACGTATGGGGTACATCACAACGCCGTTTACTACCGGCTAAAGACGTTTGGTATTGCGACAACCAAGCGCAAGCGGCGGTTTGACCCGCCTAGGCGTGAATTGGAGTCGTTATACCGCGAGAAGTCTATGGCCGAGATCGCCAAACATTACGGCGTTGGCGAGACAGTCGTGTTCATGCGTTTGCGTGAGCATGGGATTGGCGGGATTACTCGTGCCGACCGACTGTCTGGAAAGCCGAAATCGATTAAGCATCGATTGGCGATGAGCGCAAGCGCCCGCGAGTCTGGCGTGCGTGCTGGTGCAAAGAATGGCAATTGGAAAGGCGGGCTTTCGTCAGAGAACAAGTCCGCCCGGTCCAAAATGGCCTATCAAGAATGGAAATTGGCAGTTCTCGCTGCCGCCGGATGGCGGTGCGTGAAGTGCGGTCTCCAGCATGGGCATATTTGCCAGTGCTGCGGGCACCGCGTGCTGCTCCATGCGCACCATAAGGTGTCGTTTGCCGAAGTTCCCAGCAAGCGATACGACCCGATGAACGGATTAGCACTCTGCGAACGCTGCCACCGCGAACTCCATCGTGGCAAACCGGGCGAATTGCTGGAACACCCTTAGAGCCCGCGTGACCACAGCAGAGCCGGCAACGGCAGATGCGACGGTTTGAAAACACGCGGGATTGGGCAATCAGCAGCCGAGCGGCCGAGGAATCGGCTGAAGGTTCAACGACTAGGGCACGGAGTCCAGAACGGACGGTAAAGCCCCACGAGCCCCCGGCGCCGAAAGGCGATGATGTAGTCTGGGCTGCACGGAAACATGCAGAAGCGCGGATAAAGAGCCGCGCGATAACAAGGCCGGTTATCTGGGATCTGTTCGCCGATGAGACGATGTGTCTCACCAAGTTCGATAAGGTCGACGCTAACGCCACGTACCACCAATGGCTGACCGACGCCCTGACGAGCGCCGCCGACAATACGGCGCTGGAAGGTGACGACTTCACCGCCGCCGCGCTGGTCGCGCCGGTCCGGGTCGGTGCCTACCAGCAAATCAGCAAGAAGCAGTTCGTGGTCTCGGGCACCCTGGAGGCGGTCAGCAAGGCGGGCCGCGCCAAGGAGATGGCGCGTCAGGCCGTCAAGCAAATGCGCGAGTTGAAGAACGACATGGAGTACACCATCGTTCGCAATTCGGCATCGACGGCGGGTGGCGCGACGACGGCGCGCTCGACGGCCGGCATGGAGTCGTGGCTGGCGACCAATGAGATCCTGACCACGACCACGTCGTCGGCCACCACGGCCGGCTTCTCGGCTGGCGAGGTCACATCGGCCACGGTTGGCGCGACGCACGTTGCCATGACCATCGGCGCGCTGAACAGCGCGCTGGCCGGTGCGTGGTCGGCGGGCGGGAACCCGACGTGGCTGTTGTGCAATACCTCGGCCAAAGCGCAGATGGATGCATTCACCGGCATCGCGGTGCGGCAGGTCGACGTTGGCCGCGTGCAGTCGGCGTCGATCATCAACGCGGCATCGGTGATCGTGACGTCGTTCGGCACCCATCAGATCTACTTGCACCGCCACGTGCGGTCGACGGTGCTGCTGTGCGTCGACCCGGAGTATTGGGCGGTTTCGTTCCTGCGGCGTCCGTTCGTCGAGTCCCTGTCGAAGACCGGCGACAACACGAAAAAGCACATCGTGACGGAGTGGGGGCTGGTCTCGCGCAACGAGAAGGCCTCGGCGAAGGTGGTCTCGATCACCTAATCGATTCACCCGGAGACAGAACACGTTGGGCGTGCCCATGCCGGTGTCTCCCCGGCATGGGACTTTGAGAGGGGCGCTACGGGCGTCCCTCTCTTTTTTGGGCTACCAGATACCTATGGCCGACTGGTTCGACTACAACCCGCTGACCGGCATCACGTCCGAATTCACGTATGACAACGACACCGGGAACCTGCACGTCAAGCGTTCGCAGGATCTTGACCCGTTCCTTGACTACGTGACCGAGGTCCGCAATGCCGGGTTCGCGGACCAAAAGCGCAAGAAGCACGGCGGCGAATACGCGATGCACGCGCTTTTGCCGACGCTGGTGATCGCCGAATTGCTGCAGAAAGGCATCGACATCGCCGACCCCAACTGCACCAAGCGACTGACCGAGGAGATCGAACGCAACTACCCGCACTGCAAGCTGACCAATAAGGTCCACATCGCCCGATAACTACTGAAGCACACGCCCATGAGAGAAATTGAGCCCCCCGGCCCGTTGATGCTGTCTGCCAAGGCGGCGGCAGAAGCGGGCCAATACGACGATGCCTGGCGGATTCTCGACCAGGCCGCGATGCTCGACCCGGAGAATGCCCATGTGATGGTTCTCGCCAGCTTCTTGACCGAGAAGCAAAAGCGGCCCGGCCTGAGTTATCACATTGCCAGACGAATGACGGAGCTATACCCGCAGGAAGCCAGCGGTTGGGTGAACTACGGCCGCGCCTGCGACACCCTGTGGCACATGGACGAGGCCATCCGCGCCTACAAGATGGCGCTTCAGACCAACGAGAACAAGTCGCTGCGGCTGATCTGTCTGGTGAACATCTCGGCGGCGATGCTGCAACTGGGCCGGTGGACCGAAGCGCTTGAGTGGGCGCAGCAGGCGGTCGATCTCAACCCGGAGAACAAGAAGGCTCGCCACAACATCGGGATGGCGCAGCTGGCGCTGCACCAGTGGGGCAATGCATGGGCCAACTACTCGGCATCGGTGGCGACCGACCAGCGCGTGCTGCACCAGTACAACGCCGAGACGCGCTATGCCGGGGAGCGCGGCGGCACGCTGGTGCTGGTGGGCGAGCAGGGACTGGGCGACGAACTGAATGCTGCCTCGATGGTGCCCGACATGGCCGACCGCGTGGACCGGTTGATCGTGGACTGCGACGACCGGCTCGAAGGCCTGTTCCGGCGTTCGTTTGCCGACAACCCGAAGGTGGCCGTCTACGGGACCAGACGGCATCGGTCGCCGGCCAAGTGGCTGCCGACCGACCGGACGCCGACCTATGCGACGGTTGCCTGCCAGGCCGGCGAGTGGACGCGACTGAACGACGACGCATTCCCGCGCAAGACGTTCCTGAAGGCCGACCCAGACCGGGTGCTGATGTGGCGCGCGCTGTGGGATAGCGAACACGCCAAAGCCGGCAAGAAACGGCCGGTGATCGGCATCGCGTGGTCTGGCGGCGTGATGATTACCGCCGGCAAGTACCGTATCTGGCCGCTGGAGAGCCTGCTGTCGGTGTTCCAGTCGCAGCCGGATGCGATTTGGGTCTCGCTGCAATACCGGGATGCCGCCGATGAGATTGAGTCGTTCAGGAAGGCGCACCCGGAGGTCGACATTCGTCAGTACAGGCACGGAACGCTGACCTCGGACTATGACGACACGGCCGCGCTGGTGGAGTCTCTGGACTGCGTGTTCACGATGCAGACCGCACTTGTCCACCTGTGCGGTGGTCTGGGCAAGACGGCGTTCGTCGGTGTCTGCCACGCGAACCAGTGGCGGTACTCGGAAGGTTCCAACAAGATGATCTGGTACGGCGATTGGGTGACCCTCTATCGTCAAGCCAGACAATCCCATGAGTGGCCCTTTGAACAGATGATCGGAGATATGCGTGAGTACCTTGATAACGGACGATTACCGGCAACAGAACGCGACGCTGCACCAGCAATATCCGGGGTACGGGACGGCGAGCCTGCGCTACGCGAAGGTGGTGGCGCAGATGATGAACAGCAATCGTGTGGGGGAGTTGCTGGACTACGGGGCGGGGAAGATGAACCTCGCGAAGGCGATCTCGGAGGGGCGGCTGGTGGACCACCCGTTCAAGTACATCCCATACGAACCGGCCGATCCAAAGTTCGCCACGCCGCCTGAGCCGGCAGAGATGGTCGCCTGCATCGACGTATTGGAGCATATCGAGCCGCACCTGCTGGACAACGTGCTGGACGACCTGCGGCGGGTGACGCGGGATCTGCTGTTCGTGACGGTCGACTGCGGGCCGGCGGTTAAGGTGCTGCCTGACGGACGGAACGCTCACCTGATCCAGCAGCCGCCGTCGTGGTGGCTGCCAAAGTTGATGAGCCGCTTCGATCTGCGGATGTACCAGTACACCGGCAACGGGTTCATGGCCGGGTGCATTAGCCAAAGCATGGAGTAACCATAATGAAACTGACAGAATCGCCCAAGGGTTCGGAAATTGTCCGTGTGTTTGCCGGCTATGACCCGCGGGAAGCGGCCGGCCTGCACGTATTCACGCAGTCGCTGATCGACACGTCGTCTGTTCCGGTATCGGTGTCTCCGCTGGTGCTGCGGCACATGCCGCGGTATGTCGACCACGGCGACGGCACGAACGCATTCATCACCAGCAGATACCTGATCCCGGCGCTATGCGATTACGCCGGATGGGCGCTGTTCGTCGATGGCAGCGACATGGTGATGGCCGACGACGTGGCGAAGCTGTGGGCGTTGCGCGACCCGCAGTACGCCATCCAGTGCGTGACGCGGCCGATCTACCAGACGAAGTCGCCGATGAAGTACCTGAGCACGCCGATGCTGGCCGACAACATCGACTACCCGCGCAAGAACTGGTCGTCGGTGATGCTGATGAATTGCGGTCATCCTGCCAATCGGGTGCTGACGATGGACTACGTGAGCCGCACATCGAGCCGGATGCTGCATTCGTTTTGCTGGCTGCAGGACGACCAAATCGGTCCGCTGCCGCGGCGATGGAATGTGTTGATCGGCGAAGAACAGCCGCCGCCCGATCCAGGTATCTGCCACTACACGTTGGGCACGCCGGGATTCCAGGCGTATGCCGACTGTGACGAGTCGTGGCGGTTCCACCGGGCGTTGGTTCATGCGATGAATCTGGTGGGTCAGTCGACACCAGAGGTCGTGCAGCGCGCCATCCGGCGAGCTGCACCTAACGAGTGAGGACCTGATGAGCTTTTCCGACCTGGGCGGATACCGCGCCGAGATTGCCGACTGGATGCAGCGGACGGATGTCACGACCGCGATGGCCGCGTCATTCGTGAATCTTGCGATTGCCGAGGTAAACGCCGACATGACGGCCGCCCAGATGGAATCGCTCGTTACGTCCTCGCTGGACGATGAGTTCAACGCCCTGCCGGCCGACTTCGTGGCGATGCGTGCGCTGCGAACGTCTGCCGGCGAGCCGATGGCGTTCGTCACGCCGTCGCAGTTTCAGATGTACGTCGACGCCGACTACACCCCGGACCAGCCAATCTATACCGTCGAGGACATGAGCCTGCGAGTGCTGCCGGCGCCGTCGGTGGCGTCGCCGCTGTCGGTGGTGATGCTGTATCAGGCGTCCAATGCCGAGTTATCCGCGACCGACGCAGCGTCCAACTGGATGATGTCGGCATGTCCGCAGGTGCTGTTCTATGCGGCGCTCGCCAAGGCGTTCATGTGGGCGCACTCGTTCGACAAGGCTATGGTATTCGAGACCAAGTACCAGGAGGAATTCCGCCGCTACAAGCGACAGAACAAGGCCCTGAAGTTCGGCGCCGGGCCGCTGAAGATGGTGACGGGGGAATGAGATGGTAGCCCGCTACGATCCGCTGTTGGCGTGGTTGCCGGAGGCCGACCCCACGACGCCCGGCGTGCTGCTGGAGATCGAGAACCTAGTGCCGTCGGACACCGGATACGCGGTGGCGCCGCAGATGTTAGACGAAAACACGAGTACCGCGCCGGGACGGGTCTACGCAGCGGGCTATATCGAGTTCTCTGGCGCCGGCGGATATACGTCTGGCAATGTCATCGTTTCCGACCGGCACCTGCTGTACTTCCGCAATGGGTGGGAGACGGCCAGCCCGGCGATGATTGCATTGACGACGGCGGCGGGCTACTCAAGCGGGTGGTCGTTTGCGGCATTCCAGGACTGGGCGCTGGCGGCCAATGCGTCCCAAGGGATGCTGATTGCCAAGACCGTGCAGAGTACCGGCACGGCCGGTGCGTTTTCTACGATTGCCGGTGCGCCAGCCTCGTCGATCATGGTGGTCGCGAGCAATTTCGTGCTGGCCTTCGCCATTGAGCCGCAATGGAACGAATGGCGCTGTTCTGGCATCAACGACCCGGAGTCGTGGACGCTATCGGCCGCCACGCAGGCAACCAGCGGCCAATTGGTTGATCCGCCTGGCGTCATCACGGGCGCCATTGAGTACAAAGGCGACGTAATCGCATTCAAGGACCGCGGGTGCCTACTGGGGCGCTACACCGGCCCGCCCACGATCTGGTCGTGGACCGTGTTGCATGACTTTGCCGGCTGTTCGTCAAACGACGCCATCGTGAAGGCCGACGATGCCTTGTACTGGATCGGTGCCGGCCGCGCGTGGATGTATGACGGCGTATCGGTGCGCGAGGTGCCGTCGTTCCCGAGGAAGTGGCTGCTGCGTAACAACGGCTCACCCGGCAGCGAAGCCGCCCGCATGACCAGCATCCGGGCTGGATACCAAGCGGCGAATCGGCAGATTGTCTGGTACGTGTGCCACGGAGAGCCGGCCGTCGATATTGGCTACGACACGACGACCGGGGCCTCCTACCCAAATCTTGGCATGGTCTACGACGTGGCGACCGACAGGTGGGGGCTCATCAACGGCCCGGTCGTCACGGCAAGCTGTCCATCGGTGGCATTCGATGATTCTCCGGCGCATAAGGTGCCGACCGGCAACACAACGTCGAATTATCCGCTACCAGGAAATATCTGGTTCCGGTATGTCGACGGAAACGCCTCAGCGGGCGCTGCCGCGATGCAATTGAGCACCTACCAGTTCCACACGGCCGTCGCTCAGTTCGGTGCCGTTGGTGATGACGGCGCGGTAAGCGTACTGCGCCGCGTCAAGCCACGGTTTACGTGGTCGTCCGATGTCGGTACGACGACCATTGAACATAGGACATCGGCCACGATTGGCGCGAGGACGACCGCAGGCGGGCTGGCGATGACCATCTCGGCGGCGGCCGTCACGGTGACGGCGGGCCGAGCGGATCTGTCCCACGCCGCGCATTGGCATTCCGTGAAGCTGACGGTGCAGCCGGCAACACCAGAGAGCACCGTGCCGGCCTACTTTGAATTGGCCGGTATGTGGTATGACCTTGAGCGGCAAGGTGAACGATGAAGTTGGACGCCAACCCGGCCGTTCCGCGACCGGCCACTACCCGCGACGGGTGGGCGGAGCGCTTCACCCGTCGGGCATATGAATTATGGCGCGACTTCGCCGCGACGTTGAATGACGAATTCGACTATCGGTGGGATGACCTGCGGATGCCGGCCCAGGCCATCAACCCGGTGGGCGGCGCCTCCGACCCGGCCGTCGACAATACCGAATCGACCGGGGTGCCCGGTACGCTGTTGTTCAGCGGGACGGCCGACAACATGGTCGGGATCGTGTTCCAGATGCCACATGCGTGGGTGGCGAATGTGCCGCTTGCCGATGGCAGCACCAGCGGCGTCGTGCGGCCGCACATCCACTGGGCGAAGACGACCGCGACGACGGGGGCAGTCTCGTGGGAGATGTACTACCGCGTCCTTGGCAATCCCGGCGACACGATGACCGCGTGGTCGTCGGCGATTGCCGGCACGGAGGCGGTCACCAGCACGGGCGACGGCGTGCATGGCCTGACCAGTTTCGGCGACGTGACGCTGGACGGCTACAAGTCGTCCTGTCTGGTCGCCGTGCGGCTGTACCGACGCGGCAGCGCCGACGCCTATCCGTCGCAGGCGCGGCTTTTTGAATTCGACGTTCACTACCGGGTCGCGCGACTCGGGACCAAGACCGAAATTCCTACGGACTAGCGACATGGCTACCTACACCGAAGACCAGATTAAGGGCATGAGCTATCAGGATCTGCTGCAACTCCTGCAGCAGAATGCGGCGCTCGATGCAAACGGGCAGATGATCGACGGTGGCCGTGCGGCTATCGATGTCGGCGGCAAGGCCTACGAATTGAGCTATCAGCCCGACGGCTCGCTGCGGTTGTGGAGCGAGACCGGCACGGCAGCCAACGGCGACGAAACCAATCGCGGCTACCAGATTGCACCGGACGGCAGCGTGGTGCGGCCGTGGTCTGACTACAATTCGAGCGACCAGACCATGCACGCCGTAAGCGGGCTGGCGGGGCTGGGCGGCCTGGTGGGGGCCGGCGCGCTGCTGGCGCCAACGGCGGGCACCACCGGGGCCACCGGGGCGCTTACCGGGTCTGGCGCCGGATTTGTCGGCGAAGGGGCAGCGTCTGGCATCCCGGCGTGGGATGCCGCCGTTGGTAGCCAGATTCCGATAGAGGGCATCAGCGGCGGTGCCGGCGCTGGCTCCGGGTTTGTCGGCGAAGCCCCGTGGACGTCCACCCAAGCAGGAACCGCAGGGGCCGGAACCGCTGCGGGTACAGCTGCAGGGACCGGGGCGGCGACGCAGACCGGATCACCGAATCTGCCAGTCAACAACCCGTCGGGTGCGCCCGTGGCGCCCGTGGCAACCAGCCCATTGCCAGACTGGGCGCGTGCGCTGGCGCCGTTCCTGCCGCTGGCCGCCGGTGCCGCAGCCGCGGCCGACAGCGGCCCGGAGACCACCACCAGCATCCGCGACCTGCCCGACTGGGCGA